TTATTTTTATCAACCGCAGCTGGTGCTGCTACAGCTACTGCACCTTCAGGTACTGGTGATATAGTTAGAGTTATAGGTTATTCTTTAAACTCAACTAACGGTCAAATATATTTTAATCCAGATGGTGCATTTGTTGAAGTAACTGCAGGGTAATGGCAACGGTAATAATTAGACCAACAGGTGAGCCAAGTAGTTCAACAGGATTTGATGTATCTGGCTCTACGTTTATATCAAGAATTAGTGACAACGACACAAGCACTTCTGCATCACAAAATAATATAACCTGCTCAGCTCTTGGTATTGATATGGAAAACAAAAGTGCTTATGACAGTGCTACTATAAATTCAATTACATTGTCAATAACAGGTGCTTCTACAGGTAAAGGATCGCCAGAGGTAACTTGTGATATAAAAAACGGAAATAGCACTCTTCAAACCTCTACATTTACTTTTAGTAGCGCTACTACTCTTTCTGGATCTGCTTACACTAGTAGTTTAACACCAGCAATTGTTAATAACTTAACTTTAGATATTGACCCTGATGGTACTGGGGTTATTTTAAAAGAAGTTTATATAACAGTGGACTACACATCGGGTGGAGGTGAAGGTGGTGGTGGTGGTGGTGGCGCAGCAGCCGGTTATAGTCACAAAGTGATGGGTATTGCAGTTGCAAACATAGCTAAAGTAAATACAGTTGCAAAACTTAACATAGCAAAGATAAACACAGTTGATTAACTGCGCTTTAAATCAAGAGTAAAGCGTGTAATAATATAAATACAAAAACAATTAATTTAAATTAAATAAAATGGCAAAAAAAGAAAAGGTAGTAGACCTTAAACCTACAAGCATTAGTGAAGAGCAATTAAAAGCTATTCAAGAAATTGTTGCACCAATCAATCAGGCTCAAATGGAGTTAGGTAGAATGGCAACACAAAAACACGCGATATTACATCAAATTACTAAACTACAAGAGTCTTTACAAGAAGAGCAAGTAGCTTTAGAAAAAGAATATGGTAAGGTAAATATTAACATTCAAACAGGTGAGATTTCTTACCCAGAAGATGAACAAGCTGATTCGTAAGATCAGTATAGGTAAAGATTACAAAAATGACGCCATGCACTATGCCGTTGGGCAAGAAGTGTATGGTGGTCATACCATTTGTGATATTATAGAAGAACAAGACAAATACTCTATTTATATTAAAAAAGCAAACGAGATTATACCTTGGAAAGACTTTAATAAAAACATGGCTGTATCTGTAGAGTATAACCTAGAGTACTAATGAAAAGTGTTTATGATTATATTGTTGAGCCTGTAAAATCAAGATATAATAACACTAAAGATATAGAAGGTAAAGAGTTAATTCTTAACACAGAAATATCTAGCTATAAGTTTATAAGTAGAGAGGCTATAATAAAATCTATACCTATAATTGGTGAAACTAAAATTAAAGTTGGTGATAAAGTTATAGTTAACCATAATGTATTTAGAAGATGGCATAACCAATATGGTGAGGAAAAAAATAGCAGGTCTTATATTGATGAGAATAACTATTTAGCACAGCCAGAGCAAATATACTTGTACAACCAAAGCGGTTGGTTAGCCCAAAAAGGGTATTGTTTTGTTGCACCTATAGTTTCAAAGCAGGATATAACTATAGACAAAGAAAAACCTTTAGTTGGTATTGTTAAATATACAGACGGCACGGTAAAGCAAGGTGACTTAGTTGGTTTTACGCCAAATACAAAATACGAATTTATTATCGACGGTCAGAAACTATACAGACTACTATCAAATTTTATTACAATTAAATATGAATATCAAGGAGACGAAGAAGAATATAATCCAAGCTGGGCATAGAGCAGTTGAAGAGTTAATTAAAGTTGCTAAAGAAGATATTGTTGATAGCGACGATGATATATCAGCTGACAGATTAAAAAATGCTGCAGCAACAAAAAAACTAGCTATATTTGACGCATTTGAAATACTTAACAGAATACAAGAAGAAGAAAACTTGCTTGAGGGAAAAACACCTGAAGAGAAAAAGGAAAAAGTCTTTAGAGGATTCGCAGAAGGTAGATCTAAGTAATGTACGAGCAAAATTTAGTTAAGGTAGTAGAGCCTATTAAGCGTACGACTATAACCCGTATGAATAGAGGTAAGAAATGGAAGTATGGTTACAATAAAGAACAAGACATTGTAGTTATATCTAAGACTGGCGAGATCGGTGAGATATACGAGATACAAAACTTTCAAATAGCATTACCGAAAGAACGCAGTGTGTATAGCAACAAAGAAAAAAAGTGGAAACAGTTTGAGTACCCGAAAGAATTAGGTAGGCTTAAAAATATATTTGACTGGAGAGCTTATCCTGAAGAAAAGAAAGCTGATTGGTTTGACTATATAGACGAAGAGTTTAAACGTAGAGACGAGGGATTTTGGTTTAACAACAACGGTAAAGCAACATATATAACAGGCACACATTACATGTATCTACAGTGGAGTAAAATAGATGTGGGTGCACCAGACTTTAGAGAAGCAAACAGATTATTCTATATATTCTGGGAAGCTTGCAAAGCAGATAAAAGATGTTATGGTATGTGTTACCTTAAAAACAGACGATCTGGTTTTTCTTTTATGTCATCGGCTGAAACAGTTAACCAAGCTACAATATCAAGTGATGCAAGGTTTGGTATATTATCTAAAACAGGAGCTGATGCTAAGAAAATGTTTACTGACAAAGTTGTACCTATATCGATTAATTATCCTTTCTTTTTTAGCCCTATTCAAGACGGTATGGATAGGCCAAAATCCGAGCTTGCATATAGAGTTCCAGCTTCTAAGTTCACTAGAAAGAAGATTACAACAAACGAAAAGCTAGAAGATTTAGAAGGATTAGACACAACTATAGACTGGAAGAATACAGGTGACAATAGCTATGACGGTGAAAAACTAAAGCTTTTAGTACACGATGAAAGTGGTAAGTGGGAAAGACCCGATAATATATTAAATAACTGGAGAGTTACAAAAACATGTTTACGATTAGGTAGTAGGATAATAGGTAAATGTATGATGGGCTCAACATCTAACGCACTAGACAAAGGTGGAGAAAACTTTAAAAAATTATATGGAGCATCAGACGTTACTAAGCGAAACAGAAATGGACAGACAGCGTCTGGCTTATATTCTCTTTTTATCCCAATGGAGTGGAACTACGAAGGATTTATTGATGAGCACGGAAGCCCAGTCTTCGATACTCCGGATCATGAAGTCTTCGATCCACATGGGGAATTAATAGATATAGGAGTTGTAGACAGTTGGCAAAACGAAGCTGACGGTTTAAAAAACGATCAAGACGCATTAAACGAGTTTTACAGGCAGTTTCCAAGAACTACTGAGCATGCATTTAGAGATGAGACTAAAAATAGTATATTTAACTTAGTCAAACTATACGAACAAATAGATTACAATGAAGATCTTTCTACAACTTTACCAATAACAACTGGTAATTTTCAGTGGATCAATGGCGTTAAAGACAGTAACGTTATATTTTATCCAGACCCAAAAGGTAGATTTAAAGTTAGCTGGGTACCACCACAAAACTTACAGAACAAAGTTGTAATTAAAAATGGTGTTAAATACCCAGGTAATGAACACATGGGTGCTTTTGGTTGTGATAGCTACGATATATCAGGAACTGTAGATGGTGTAGGTTCTAAAGGTGCTTTACACGGGCTTACAAAGTTTAGTATGGAAGAAGCACCATCAAACATGATGTTTCTAGAATACTTAGCTAGACCACAAACCGCAGAGATATTCTTTGAAGACGTTCTGATGGCATTAGTATTTTATGGAATGCCTATACTCGCAGAGAACAATAAACCTCGTCTATTGTATTATTTACGAAGACGTGGTTACAGAGGTTTTAGCATGAATAGACCTGACAAAGTATGGAACAAACTATCTACGGCAGAAAAAGAAGTAGGTGGAATACCAAACTCAAGTGAAGATATAAAGCAAGCTCACGCAGCTGCAATTGAAATGTATATACAAGATCACGTAGGATTAAAGCAAGATGGTAGTTATGGAACAATGTACTTTAATGACTTGCTTAATGACTGGGCTAAATTTGATATAAATAAAAGAACAAAATTTGATGCTGCTATTAGTTCTGGATTAGCTATTATGGCATGCAATAGACATCTTTACAGACCAAACGCACCAACAACAAAACCTAAACTAAACATAAGTATTGCTAGGTATAAAAACACAGGTAGTACATCTAAATTAATTAAAGAATAAATATGGCAGAGTCTGTTATAACAAGTTATTTTCCATCTCAAGTCGTTAGTGATGACGAAAAGCAAACTATTGAATACGGTTTAAAGGTTGCTAGAGCTATTGAACATGAGTGGTTTAATATGGATAGAGGTTCTAATAAGTATAGAACTAATCATAATAATTTTCATAAACTAAGGTTGTATGCTAGAGGAGAACAATCAATACAAAAATATAAAGATGAATTATCTATTAATGGTGATTTATCTTATCTTAATTTAGACTGGAAACCAGTACCAATTATACCTAAGTTTGTTGATATAGTTGTGAATGGTATAGCAGAGAGAACTTTTGATATAAAAGCTTATTCTCAAGATCCTTACGGTGTTGATAAAAGAACTAAGTATATGAAGGATATACTAGAAGACATGATGACTAAAGACTATAAAAATGGTGTCATGCAAGCAACAGGTATAGACTTATATAAAAGCGATGTAGAAACCTTGCCAGAAACTAAAGAAGAGTTAGATCTTCACATGCAATTAACATACAAGCAGTCTATTGAGTTAGCTGAAGAGCAAGCTCTTAATATAATGTTAGAAGGTAATAGATATGAGCTTACTAAAAAAAGATTTTATTATGATTTAACAGTTTTAGGTATTGGAGCTGTAAAAACAAGT